ATTTATATATGTTACATGGTGGAAAGTTTATTTTTATTCGTTTCAATCCGGATAAATTTAAGAATAAAGCAGGTAAAAATCAAAATCCAATGTTATATACTAGATTGCCTGTATTAAAAGAGGAAATAGAAAGACAAATTAAAAGAATTGAAAAGGAAGAAAATATTGAATTATTAGAAATAATAAAATTATATTATGATGAATAAGTAATTAAATATACTATTATAATATAATTAAATGCCTGGAGGTATAATGAATTTAGTTTCAACAGGTCAACAAAATATTATACTAAATGGAAATCCCTCAAAATCCTTTTTTAAAAGCACATATCATCAATTTACCAACTTTGGCTTGCAAAAATTTGTTTTAAATTTTGAAGGGAGCAAAACACTGAGATTATCAGAGCCTTCCACATTTACTTTTAAAGTTAAACGTTATGCTGATTTATTGATGGATTGTTATTTATCTGTTGCGCTCCCGAATATATGGTCACCGATCCTTCCTCCGCAACAAGTTACCGAGCAAACGACCGCACAAGGTTTAGGCAATATAGAGCAATGGGCTCCATATGAATTCAAGTGGATTGAAAATATAGGAGCCAAAATGATTTCAAAAATAAGCATAACTTGCGGTAATTTTTTACTACAAGAATATTCAGGCGATTATTTATTAGCATCAGTTCAGCGCGATTTCAATGCAATTAAGCTGGATTTATTCAATAAAATGATAGGAAATGTTCCTGAATTGGTTGACCCAGCAAACGCAAATTCCAGAGTCAATTCGTATCCAAATGCTTATTACACAGAAAACTTAGCGGGTCCAGAGCCGTCGATTAGAGGTCGCATTTTATATATTCCATTAAACAGTTGGTTTGGTTTGAAATCACAAATGGCGTTTCCTTTAACATCGTTGCAATACAATGAGTTACATATAAATGTGACATTTAGACCTATAAATGAATTATTTGTAATACGTGATGTGTTTGATGCAACTAACAATTATCCTTATGTTGCTCCCAATTTTAATACGTGGTATATGCAATTTTATCGTTTTCTACAACCGCCACCAGATGTATGTTTAGGAATAGATTCTTATTCAGATTTAAGAACATTATGGAATGCAGATATTCATTTAAATTGCACTTATTGTTTTTTATCAAATGAGGAAGAAAAACACTTTGCGTTAAATGAACAAAAATACTTAATAAAACAGGTTCACGAAAGAAGATTTCCAAATATAACAGGTCCTAACAAAGTTCAATTAGACTCGTTAGGAATGGTTTCTAATTGGCTTTTTTATTTTCAGAGAAGTGATGCGAATTTGAGGAACGAATGGTCGAATTACACAAATTGGCCGTATAATTATGTTCCAATAAATGTTATACAGGCGCCAACATCAGGAACATATACGGTATATAGAACAATTAATGGTGTATTAACTCCGGTAAATATAGGTCCAGGTGTGAATCCAGATGGAACATTAACTGGATTAGTGATTAATCAGCCATATGATTTGCAAAACAATAAATTAATATTAATAGCAATGGGTATTTTATTAGATGGTGCTTATAGAGAAAATATTCAGCCAGCAGGAGTGTTTGATTTAATAGAAAAATATGTTAGGACAACTGGAAGTGCACCGGAAGGATTATATTGTTATAATTTTGGAATAAATTCAAACAATGCGGATTTGCAACCATCGGGAGCAATAAATATGAGTAGATTTGCACAGATTGAATTAGAATTTACGACGATTATACCTCCGTTGGATCCGTTGGCTCAAAGTTTGACCATTTGTGATCCGGAAACAGGAAACATAATAGGTGTAAATAAGCCAACATGGCGTATATATGATTACAATTTTGATTTGCATTTATTTGAGGAGCGCATTAATGTGGTTAACTTTATTGGAGGCAATGTTGGTTTGATGTATGCAACATAAAATTATAATAAAAACAATATAAATATAATATTGTAATTATATATATTGTAATGTTAAGAAAAATGTTGTTGGGCATATCATTATTAATTGTGTCTGGAAATAATTTACCAGAAACAATAAGCGAATTGAATGTTGACGGTTATTTAGGTCATTGGTATCAAGTTTATGGAGCGCCAACAAATGTAATTTTTCAAGGCTATGGAACATGTATAACTGCTGATTATGGATTATTAGATAATGGATATATAAGTGTATTAAATTCTCAATTAGATGAAAATAAAGAAATTGAAAAAATAAATGGTTATGCATATTACAAGAATATTTCTGAACCAGGACAATTAACAGTTCATCTAGATGGCGTTCCGGTTGATTCTCCATATTGGATAATTAAATTAGGAGAAATAGTTGATAATCAATATCAATACAGCATCATTACTACACCATCAGGTGTATCATTATGGGTATTAACTCGTGATTTAGATAGATTTGATGAATTATATTCTAAAGAAGTGAAAGATTTTCTTGATCAATATAGTTTTAAATACACGGTAATAGAGCAAACAGATTGTCAACCAAATGTAGAGTATTTAGATAATATTAATAATATTAATAATCTTAGAAGCAATTATCAATCAGAATGCCAAGTAGCAAATTATTTGAGAAAATCGGGATTTCCAGAGTATTCTGTTCCAACTATGGTTTGTACGAGTAAATATGAAAGTTCTTATAATTGTGATGCAACAAATAAAAATACGGATGGTTCTACAGATTATGGTTTAATGCAAATAAACAGTTATTATTGGTGTTCTGGAGATGCAAAGTCAAAATATAATAGTTGTGGAACATCGTGTTCAAGTTTATTTAATTGTCAAACAAATACAAATTGTGCGTATATTGTTTGGAAGCAACAAGGCTATACTGCATGGTATGGTTATAAAAATCATAAGACTGAATGTGACAGTTATAAAATAAACTGTTAATTATATCTTATATTATATAAAAATATATAATATAACAAAAGAACTTAAAGACGACGGGGTTATTGAATTGCCGAATTAGATGCCGGAGGTGTTGTTTGAAAGAATTGTCCAGTAGCCGATATAGTCATTGGATATTTTGGTTCATAATATGATAATTTGGATGGTGCTATATCTGGCTCTACAAGGTAGCCACTATATTTATCATAGACACGACGTTTATCATTATATAATTCTAACCCAGCATTAAATGATTTAGTCCATGAATTGGAGCCTTGATAATATGGTACAATTTCAGCATCTTTTGAGCCGGGATATGTTTCAGCAAAGTTTATATTATGATTATTAAAACCAGTTGTTAATGGACTATATTGTAGACCTTGATTTTGTCCTAATTTGCCAGTGGCATCATAAGGCATAATATCTTTTATTAAAGATTTGTCTTGTTTTTTTTGTCCAGGATTACAACCGTGACAATCTATATCTGAGGTGCATTGTTCTCGGGTTATTGCACATTGAGCTTTAGGACCGCAAAAGTTTTGACAACTTATAGGATCGTTAATAGGTAAATTAACAGTGTGACTATATAATGGTGAATTATGATCATTATTGTTAAATCCTTCAAACCGAGTAAATAACATATAAACAATATAAACTACGCATAAACTAACAAAAGCATAACATATTTTATATTTTAAGTTCATATATACAATTTAGATTTTTTATTCTATAATTTAATATATATTTATTATAACGAATGTCTGAAACAGAAGCAATTGATGAAAAAAAAACAGGAGAAACAAATAATGGATCTCCAGATTACAAAGCATTTATTAAAAACTATATGTCAAGTATTATATTTACTATAGGATTCTCAGTATTCATTATTGGTGGATTAGGATTATACACGACAAAAGTAGCTCAAGCAAATATTCTACCGGATAATGTTGAATTGGCACCGTATACAGTGTATGACCGTGTAGTAAAAGATATACCGATTGATATAAATATTATGCGTCCCTCATTTTTATCTGAAAATGTAGAGACTGTTTCTCAAAAAGCAATATTTAATTCGCAAGAATATTTAGATAGTTTTAGAAATAATTTTTTATGTTCTTTAAAAAAGAAGGCTGATCCAAATGGAGGTTTATTTGCAAATGCACCATTATATTTTTCAAATGTATATGATAATGTAGTTGCTGTCAATTTTTTAATGATTAGCACCATTTTCTTCTATTTAAGCTATTTGCCAGAATCCATGATTATGTTAGTATATGGATTGTTAGGTATATTTATTTGGATTGGTTTGTATTTTATGAATTTATTTATTAGCATATTTTATCATTTTGTTAGTATACCTCAATTA